ACGAAATAGGGCACCATGAGGCAATACCACGGTCATACGACCTGTACTGTTCATGGACTTAACCATGTGCTGTACCCAAGCCATGTCGCCATTACCTTTAGGTGGCACGCCAGCGATATTGCGCCCATAGGGATCATTAGCCCAATTATCCGCACCCCAATCTTTTAATGAGAACGGCGGATTGGCTATGACACAATCAAAGGTTTTCAGGCCATCGGCTTGGAAAAAGGCAGGCTCGCGTAAGGTATCGCCACGCAGAATTTCAAAATCTTCTATGCCGTGTAAAAACATATTCATACGCGCGATAGCGCTGGACGTTAGATTTCTTTCTTGGCCGTAGAGTTTAAGCGTACGGAAGTCTTCACCGTTATGTTTCAGGTTATCGACACACTCTAATAACATACCTCCGGTCCCACAAGCAGGATCATAGACAGATTCACCTTCGTGCGGATCGAGAATAAGACCTAGCAAATGTACTACTGAACGCGGGGTATAAAACTCACCTGCTTTTTTATTGGTTAAGTCAGCAAAGTGCTTGATCAGGTACTCATAGGCATTACCTAGCATATCTGGATTGGCATTTTCATGACCTAAACGATACTGTGAGAAATGCTCAATTAGATCAATCAGTAGCTTATCTGGCAGCTTATTTTTATTACTCCACTGAGCATCACCAAAGATACCGTATAAAAAGTCCTGATTGGCTTGCTCAATGCCGCGTAAGGCTTGTTCTATGGCTTGACCTACGTTAGTGGTTGTTTCACGTACATCATTCCAGTGGCAGCCTTGTGGTATTTCAAAGCGGTGCATTTCTGGCATGGATGCGTATTCAGTATCACCGTCAGACTCTTCTAGAGCCTGTTTATATTCTTCGTCATAAACGTCGGAGATACGCTTGAAAAATAAGAGGGGGAAAATATACACTTTGAAATCTGAAGCGTCGACGGGACCTTTTAAGATCCAGGCAGCTTTTGAAAGGTATTGCTCTAACTGGGATAGTGATAAAACGTCACTCATTAATAAATTCTCTCAATAAAGCAGGTATGGACAAAATGTAGCAGGGTAAAAGAGTAGACTAAAATAAACATTTTACTATAAACCACCCGACTATTCTTGTCTTGCATCGCAATAGGGTGGTTTAATATGGATGAGTCTTACATTGAATTTTGAGTGTTATGCTGTTTTCACGAAATTACTTCAGCTTGATTAATGTATTGCTCTATTATCAATCATAGTTCCAAATACAATAACTAGGGCTGGCTTGCAGTTCTTCAATTGCTCTAGGATTTCCTTCTAGAGCGCTCTTGGCGAGTTGACCACATTGGGAGTCGATCTTTTTGGTATAAAACTGAGCGATATTATCTGACGCAGCAGATGATAATCCTAGTCTACTGAATGTTTGGCGTGAGTATTGATAGCTACCTCCAGCATTAGAGCGGTTATCAAGACCTAAGCTTTCTCTAAGAGCCTCTACTTCTGAGCGCTTTACGTAACCATAATCTATAGCGCCCTCAAGACTTTCTTCGTCTCCATTACATAGGTCACTCACCGCGCTTTGATGATAACGATTGTAGTAGTTATCTGGAAGCCTAGCTTGAGTAGCTAACTTTTCCATATTTGAATGATAGTCACTGTTCTCGTAATCAACATCTTCGCAATTAACGTATGCATGTGAAAATGTAACGGCCATAGATAAGCTAACACCAATTCCTATCTTAACTAGAACAGCTTTTAATTGCATTTTTTAACCCTCTATTAAGTTTTTTTAGGTGAATTATATAGGTATTGCTTTGAATCATGATTTATTTATTGCCTCTCTACAATACAGAGTTTAATCAAGGGCGGTATAATCCGTGACATCACTCTGAATTTGCGGTTGCTGGTCGTTATACTGAATACCAAAGTCTTCGCTATCTGCGGTTTTCTCTATCTCCAATAAACGTGTATGAAGTTGTGGTATCAATCGTGCGCGCGCTGCTTGTTCTTGCTCGTGAATATCACCAAGTGCAGCTAACGCATTTAAACGACGATCTTGATCTGATTGCTTAAAGTCATCTGCAGTAATACCGCATAAAGGCATTTCTACCTCTGCGATGATTTTTAAAGATTTAGCCAGGTTTCCGACTGTGCTAGATAAAGATTCTGATAGCAATAATGCTTTTTGAACTTGCTCGCCAGTTTCAGGATCTTCATCAGCTGCATCTGCATACCCTTGTAAGGACAGCGCCGCTGCTAATGCCTGATCAAATAACTGACCTAAGTTATCAAACCTGCGTCTGGTATTTTTAATGATCTTAGCACGGCCTTGCGTGTCAATAACCACGCTCTCAACTATTCCTTCAATTTTGCTTCCCGCTGCTTCCAATTCTGTGTCTGATTCCAGGTTTTGTGCTTTATTAGTTTTAGATGAAATTAAATGAGTATTTTGCGGTTTCTGCTTCCATTCTGGCTTGCTTCCATCGCTATTCGCCTCTAGGTCCATGTCTTTTTTAGAGGTTTGTACCAGGCTGTTCTTAACCCAGTTTTCTTTCTTACGCCGTTTACTGATTGTACCGCTCGATTTTGGTGCCGCATTCCCATAACCAGTGTTTAGCTGTTCAATTAACTCACGGTCGGTAATGTTAGGCGTGTTCTCCCAGATAAACCTCGCCGATGCCCATACTTCATCTTTTGAGTAGTGACTACTCATCATTGACTCCTAATATTTCTGTATCGTCTATCATCTCAGGCTTTAGTAGAGGGGTGCTGTAGTAGTAGTTCTGGTCTCTATCCCTAAGCAAATAATGGCGATCTTCATGGTTAACGCGTTCTTTTATTTGTATCATCTGCATATCAACGGCGTTTATTTTACGTGCCTGGTCAACCTCTATCTTTCTGATAATGTGCATGACATCACGAGTAGCTTGTGCGACCGGCTCACTGATACTTTCGGTACACTGATCAGCTTTTATAGCGTCACACAGCTCTTTAGTGCATGTTAATAAGGCTTCATGGTCGTTTGCACAGATAGACTTCATATGATCAACAACAACGCTGGCAAGTTCAGTAGTCATCATTTCAATAATGGCATGTGATTGATTGACGACATGATTTACTGTACCTGCCAATATATCAATCTCAGGTTCAATAGATAGGCCACAAATATAATCAAGTGATTGGCCATATAGATCTTGGAATATAAGCAAGTCAATTAGGGTCAGATTCTTTTTACCGTTCTCAATCTCGCTAATACGATTGCGATTGTTTGATACACCCCAGACCGCTTTCATAACCTCTGTCTGTGTCATGCCAGTATTACGGCGCGCTGCTGCTAGATTCAATCCTATGGTGACATTAATATGCTTAATGTCGCGTCTGGTATATCCCGATCGTTTAGCCACAAATTTCTCCTAATTATTAATATTTTTAGTATTTCATTAATAGGTGTTCATATTCACTATAAACGCGCTAAAAACAATCAATTATGAGCAGCTAAACGCATAGTCTGGTATCACATCCAAATCCCTTGCTACTGGCATATAATTGGTAAAGCGAGCGTATTGGCCTTCAAAAGCTAACCTAACAGTCCCAGTCGGTCCGTTTCTATTTTTGGTTAAGATAACCTCTGCCATACCATCAAGCTTGGCGCTACCACCTTTTTCTTTTTGCTCGTAGTAGTCGTTACGGTAAATCATAACGATAAGGTCCGCATCTTGCTCAATCGTCCCTGAATCGCGCAAATCTGACATGATAGGGCGCTTATTGGGGCGCTTCTCAACCTCACGGCTTAATTGTGATAATAAAAATATAGGGCAATCAAATTCATGGCCTAACGTCTTTAGCGTGCGAGTAATGGTACTAATATTATCAATCTTGTACTGCCCATGGAGGCCGCCCATTATCTGTAAGTAATCTATACCAACCGCTGATAGCTTGCCACCTGTTTCACGTTTTATCCTGTTCAACTGGGTGCGTATCTCAGCAATGGTAATCTCCTTTGTTTCAACGACTGTGAGACGCATATCTTCTTCGTCTGAAATAAAACGCTGCATTCGCGCCCATTCATCAGTACTTAGTTGACCTTTCCTAATAGACGTTAGATGGATACTAGCCTTGGCACTTGCCAGCCTATCCATCACCTGATCAGATGGCATCTCTACACTAAAGAAGACCGCTTCACCTTCTTTATATTTTGCGATATGCGACAGACAATTCATAACCAATGCGGTCTTACCCATGGAAGGCCGGGCGGCAACGACGACCAGATTACCAGCATCAATCATCGCCAAGTTATCAAACTCTGGGAATCCAGTGCTGGTAAAGTTATTCAATCCATCTTTAGCTGCTGCGATACGCTCAATCATACCGCCCATCAACGTACCAACTCGCGCATGATTATTAGAGTCGCTACCTACTTCAAGATTGGCAATAGCACTCATGATCTCGTTATTCACATCAATGGTTTGATTATCACCATCCTCAAGTTTTTGAATGCCAAACTTGAACTGAGCAATCGATTGCCTACGTATTGACCGGTTTTTCACTAATTGGGCGTGGCTACGTAAACTGCTGAACGAAATGTTCGGTACTAAGCTCATTACGGCAAAGTAATTGGCTGGGCAATACTTATCGTTAAGTTGGTTACGCTCCTCAAGCAGATCAGCCACCATAACTTCATCGTAAGGCTTACTAGCCATTGCCAAGTCACTAATAGCTTGATATATAACCTGATGTCTTACGGCTTCAAAATCCTCAGCAGCAATGATATCGCTGACCATATCAAACGCTGTACCTCTACCTAGCAATTGATTGAGAACAGACTGTTCGACTTGGATGTACCTGCGTTGTTCATTATTCATTTGGCAGACCCCACAAGCTGAATAATAGCGTTTTTAGCTCGGTAGCTATCCCAGTCGCATACCATTACTAATAAATTTTCACGTAATCTATCCCATGCTCTATCGCCTAAAAACTCATGCAAGTCAGCGATGTCCATATTGGTTGTGATCACGGTAGGCGCTTTTTCATGTCTTGAAATAATTATCTGGGAAATTCGTTCGCGATCCTTTGCGTGCCGATCACCTGCGCCCAAATCGTCAATGATTAATAGCTCATTGGCCGCCAAGTTTTGCAAGTAATCGTCTTCACTTTTTTGAGAATTACCCCAACATGCGCGTGCTTGCAAGCCAATATTAAAAGAGGTTATTAGTTCGCAAGTGTGATCATAGAAATACTGCTGGTTATAACTGTTAAACTCATTTGGTAAGGACTTCTGTTTCTCTAAGTAGAGATTGATAGCTATTGAATTGGCCAACATTGTCTTGCCTGTACCTGTGCGGCCAAGAATAATTAGATTAGGCGAGTAGTTATTGATTGATTCACTGTACCGCTGTAACTGGGCAATCTTATCGTGCTGCTCAGCGTTTTTAGTTTCATCATACTGCCAATCACTAAAACGACCCTTATTTAGGCTCACACCTTTTGATATCATTTTCGTGGTCATTAGCGCTTCCATGTTTTGGCTGTCAATCTTCAGCCGTTCAGCTTTGGCTGTCGTTATTCTAACGTCGTTACATTGATAGCAATCGATATTACCGTTGATATCTAAATGCTTTGTCTGTCCATGCATATTGCAATCGATGATCAACTCACGTAGAAGGACGCTGCCAAACTCTACTCGAGATAACTCTTTAATGATTTCCATCAGACTGCTCCTTGTGTTGTAAACAAGCCACCCAAAGGGTCATGGTTTGGATCATCATATTTCGCGTTTACATTCATATTGCTATAAGTAGCCACTTGATGGTTATTAGGAAGCTCATTGGCAATAATATCGTCTAGCCAGCCCTCATTATTCAAATAGGTGTACGGGTCTTTGCGAAACTTTTTGACTGGTGTTGAAGCAATATAGGCTGGCAAGTGCTGCATAACTTGTTCACGAACTTTATTACCAAGAGAGCTCCATTTAGACTCACATTTACCCTTAGCCACAGATTTAGCATAAACTTGCCAAAATATATCGAAAGGTATATTTAATTGTTTTTGGTTATCATTATCAGAGTTAGTTTCTAGTTCTTCGTTTATAGTTAATAGTTTATAGTTAGTATTGCGACCGTCATGCGTTTTACATGCGTTCGCATTGCGTTCGCTCGATACCTCTCTATTATTAATCCTAGATTCTTTTTCAGGCTTGTCTTCACCCCATCTTATCCTAGCTGATGCGCGTGCTTTAGCTGATTTTGCCTGGTATGCTTTAATGTCTCTCTCAACTCTGTCGTTGATATAGCCATAATTTGTAAGCTCAAAGAAGTAGTGCAGTACGACCGCAATGCTATCGCTATGCGGTCGCATTCTTATTAGCAAAGCAATCTCAGCAATATCTATAGGTAGTGGCCGCTCATTAAGGTAGCAGTAGTCCAACATACGGCGATATGCTAAATCCTCCATTGGCTCTAAAAAGCTAGTTTTACTCATATAGTCCTTGGGACCAAAATAGAAATAATGCATCACATAGGCTCCTATGGTCATAATTTTACGAAACACCTTGCCTAACACATCACCTAAACCTATGTTATGATTGTTTTTGAAGTGCAATACTTGATGTTGAAAAGGTGCTAATTGATTCAAGTTGATATAATCAAACGATTTGGATAAAGCTATATAACTTGCCAGCCCTTGCTCTGGGACTGGGACTACGTTGAAAGTATTATTCGACTCCAAAAAGTCTATGCTGCCCGCATAGACTTTTTTATTGACTGTTTTTCGCTGAAGTAAGCTTATCTGTTCTTCACTGATCAATAGCTGGTATGGTGTACGAGCCAATAAACCGCGCCTTCTGTAAGGCTCGTCTTTAAGCCTAAACAGTTCTCTAATATCAGACCACGGCCATAAATTTTCATCATTTAGTTTTAATAGGGCAAGGGTACTGGTGTTGATAGCTGGGATTAATGAAACAGTGTTATAGGACATGACTAATTAACCTCCACTTGACGATATAGTAAAAGTAAGCAGACTCTATCTAAGCATTCGTGAAGGTCGAGCACCTGCTTGGCTATATTGTGAAAGTGAATAATAGTCAAAGACTCATCGGCATAAAGGCTGTCATACAGCTTCCTTGCCATTTGAGTTAAAGGTTTAGTTAGGACGCCAATACCGGAATCATCTCCTAGGGATGCTAGAGATATGTGTTCAAGTTTGGTATGGAGGTTCGCGGTAAACTGTCCGATTTTACCGCGGTTGAGAAGGTTGTCTCTCATTGTGTGTAATAGCTCATCATGAATAACGGATAAGTTATATCTAGCCTTAGCTAGTAACTGTAGAGGCACTGATAGGTTATGTAGATTTAATAGATTAATGCTCATGTAAACGTCTTGAGCTTCATTACTTACGGGGCTGTAGATTTGTTGAATTTTTTTATTTTGAATAATCATGGTTATACTCCCTCGCTAATAGGAGTGTTTTGATTATTTAGCCATTCGATAACATCGGCATTGCGCCATGCAGTCATAGTGTTAGAGAGTCGGATTGGGGAGGGGAAGCGTCCATCTCGTGACCATGCCCATAAGGTACTGCTACCGAAAGGTAGGAATGGCAGAAGCTGGCTGGCACGACTCATGCCTTGCGGTGGCAGATATTTGGCGTGTAGGTTATCTGCCATTTGCTCAATATCGTTCGATATATTATTAAAGAGAGTGATAGAAGGGGGTTGTGTAATGCCGTTTGTCATGTCAATAATTCCATACTACGTGCTACTACGGTTTGTAGTAGCTTGTCGTGTATGGGTTATCTTATGAGCTAGGTAAAATCTTGTCGTTTCTATAGAAATATTGGTTTTTTCTAATAGAAACCGATTATTAGATAAGTCTCTGTTTTATATCTTTTTTTGATTCAGCAAATTTCTTTTTAAGTGTGCTTTCCGATATACCAGTTATATTTCCATATTTGCTTAAAATAGCATCTATTAGGGCTTGTTGTGTATAATTTAGCTTTGCTATATCTACGACACAGTTCATGACTGCGCCTAATATCAATAGGCTGTCACCTTGACCTTCGTTCTCTAAAGTTGTGGAAAGCTGTTGTTCAAGATAATCTATTCTTTTACTTAGTTTCTTATTTTTAGTTTGCAAAGACATATTTTCTTCATTTAATGAGAACTCAATTTTAGAGTTAGATTCTTGAAAAGAATTTATAATATAGTCCAGTTCATTAATTTTGAAAAAAACATTCTCACGAGGAACTTGTACAGCACATCTATTCTCTTGATGAAAGTCGCTAAATACTGGTCTTTTACTAGACAAAGTAAGGTACTCATTAGGCTCGAAATCAAAAGCTTTTATTTTAGAGTCTCTGTCTAGATGTGAGTGATAACCATCGTTATCGTAAATGTTTTTCAAATAGTGAGTAGTTATACATATGGAATCTACTAACTCATCAACTATAGCCTCGGATGAATGGAAAAAAGATTCATCTAAATTCGAGAAATGTGTGGAGGTCTCATAGTCTCTTGGGTAGAAAACTGAGCTATCATAAAAATATCCTGATAGGCGACAAACTTGTTTGTATTCTGTTGAGTTTTTACTTGTTTTATCATTTACGGTCTTAAATAAAATTGCGTAACCTGCGAATTTAAACACGGGTCTTAATTCTAGTAAATCAATAGCATTTTTTATAATCGTTTTTGCCGACCTCTTAATACTTGATTTTTCATCTATTCCTTTCTGTACATAACATAGGGACTCATCAATAGACAAATAATTTTCCAAAAACACAATTCACACCCCTACACCCTTAAATAACAGTAAGTGCAAAGCGTTGACAGCATAAGGGTGTAAATAGCTGCCGTTCGGGTAATTAGTCCTAGCCTTGCATAAATAGTGCTAAGTCTTAGCCTAGCTGTTGAGCTTGCTGCTTGAAGTTGCCATGTATAACGTTATCAATCTTGCCAGCGTAAGCATCGTCGATGAAGTTTGCCCACTGGTGCATCATGTCTGTTCGATAGGGTAAGTGCTGCGCTCCGTTATAAGCTTTACTTATTTTGTTCTCTTTCTCATGTGCCAGCTGTAGCTCTATTGCTTCGTGCATAAACTCTTGCTCATGTAGGGTTGTGCTGGCAAGCCCGCGAAATCCGTGACCAGTCATGCGTCCTTTATAGCCCATGCGCCATAGGGCAGTAATAAAAGCATTGGTACTGTATGGTTTGCGCGTTGTCGTATTAAAAAACACATACTTATCTGAAAAGTTCATCGCTTTAATTTCTTGCAATATTTTCATTGTTTGTGGCGCGAGTGGTACTAGATGAGGTCTATCCATTTTCATCTTCTCGGCCGGTATACGCCATATCTTGGCCTTGTAATCTACTTCCGACCATTCCATAAGACGAAGCTCTTGTGTTCGCACAAACGTGTAGCACATGAACCAAAAACCTAGTTTGACCAGGACGTCGCCGCCATACGCATCGATATCTTGAAGTAATTTAGGTAACTGCTGACTGGTTATGCGGCTATGGTGTTTAACCTTATGCGGCTGCAAAGCTTCCGTTAAGTCATTGGCTGGGTTATGAGTTATCAAACCCTCGCGTATAGCTTGTTTGAATATCTGCCCTGTTTGACGTATTGCGCGTCGCGCCATGTCAGTAGCGCCTCTTGCTTCGACAGCTTTGCCAATATCAAGAATATCAGGCGCGGTAATCTCATCTATGTTCAGATGACCAATAGTAGGCTTAATATCGCGCTGGTACTGTGAATAGTCACGACTATGAGTAGTAGGTGCAATGTGGGGTTTTCGGTCCTTATGCCAGCGTTGCGCTAAAGCATCAAATGTTTTGGTGCCGTCGGTATCTGCTTGCAAGCGTTTTTTATCCTGCTTAGGATTAATGCCTTGTGCTATTAGGTCTTTGATTTGCTGGTTACGCTGGCGAGCATCAGCAAGGCTCATTGCTGGATATTTTCCAATGGTCAAGCTTTGGCGTTTATCAGCGTATTTATAGTCGCATACCCATACCTTGCTACCAGTGCTACGTACCCACAAGCGTAGGTTATTACCGTCGCTATATTTGTCAGGTCGGCTAGGTGTACAAGTATCGGATGGCTTAAGACGTTTGATTTGGCTATCAGTTAGGGACATGACGGTATATTTCCATGACGGTATAAAATATACCGCAATTTTACATGGATTACCACGTTTTATGATAGAGAGCTATGGAGGGTGTTTAGCTTACAAGTAGGCAAAATAAAGGGCAGACGGTCAATGACGGTCTGCCCTAATATTATGTTTGGTCGGAACGGCAGGATTTGAACCTGCGACCACTACACCCCCAGTGTAGTGCGCTACCAGACTGCGCTACGCCC